TCCGCCGGGTGAACATCCTGGGGGACGCGGCCCTGGCGCTGGAGGACTTCGATTTCGACCCTAACTCGCTCGTCCCGGCGATGGCGCCCACGACCATGACCCCAGACCCGACCACCGGGATGCCGATCCAGCAGCCGACCCCCGGCTACGTGCCGCAGCTCGACGCCTCCCGCTCTCGCTCGGACCGGGCGAAGGCCTTCGCGCAGATGTTCGTCTTCACCATCGCGCCCAACTCGATCCTGGCCATGAATGCCCAGGAACGGAAGATGATGACGCTCCAGCTCGCCCGGGCCGGCTATGTGGACTTCTGGACCCTGCACGAGGTCCTCGAGACCCCGAACGTCGGCACGCCGCCGCCGATCCCGCTGCCCCCGCTCCAGCCGGTCCAGGATCCGCGGCAGCTCGCCGAGGGGATGCTTCAGGGCAAGTACGTCATGGACCCACAGCAGCCTGGGCAGGTGCTAGAGATGCGGACGCCGATGACGATCACCGAACGCCTGATGGCGCAGCAAGTGATGGGCATTGGCATGACCGAGAATCCCGCCGGGCGCAAGGCGTCTGGTCAGGCGACACCCCAAGCCGAACAGAAGGCCGACGGCGCCGGTGGGTCGCGGAGCACGATCACGGAGAGCCGGAAGTGACCTCCGCGCAGCACGTCGTCGTCATCCGGAACCCGTCGGGTGTCTTAGTCCTCGTCCATGAGCAGGGACAGATTGTGAAGGCGACCCACCCTAGCTACCTCGGAATGTCCATCGGGGAGGCCCGGTGTGCGGGGATCAGCGTCATGCGGTGGTGGAACCCGGAGATTCGTGACAACGAGTACCCAGAGGTGATTGAGGTGCCAGCGTGACCCTGGCGCCCACCCTCCAGCGCCTCCTCGAGCAGCTCGGCCCGGCTGAACAGATGAGCTTTCCAAAGCTGCTCGAAGCGATCCACGCGGTCAAATTCACCGGCCCCATCACCCTGCACTGCTTCCAGGGCACGCCTCAGCAGGTCGATATCGGCGCCCCGATACGGCTGAGCATTGTCGAGGGAGGACTTGACAGGACGAACCCACCTCGTACAGGCTAGCGGGCGTTCGCGGTTCAGGTCAGGCCCACTTCGCACAGAGGCGTGAGAGGCCAGCTCCAGTCAGGGGGGCTGGCCTTTTTTGTTGTACCGCGAGGGGACACACCATGAAAAAGCCGATGACGCCCACCAAAGGCATGGGGGGCGCCATGAAGGGCGGCGCGACGCGGCCGGTGGGGGGTGGGTACTTGAAGGCTGCACGGCCCGTGACGCGATCACCCCGTGGGCGGCGGTAGGTGGCCGACGAGCGATCCTTCCTGGATCGGCTCCGTGGGTCGCCTCCGAAGCGGACCCGGGACATCGCGCTCCCGAATCCGTCTGGGGTGAAGGATCCACGGCTGGACACCCGGATGGGTCGAATGAAGGCCGGGTACAAGGCCATGAAGACCCTTGGGTCCCGACGTGAGGCGCGCGGGAAACGCTGATGCCACTCACAGGGGCGCGCTACCGCATGAAGGACGGTGTCCGGCTCGCTTTCAAGGGGAATACGGTGGTCGAGACCAAGAACATGAAGACTGGCGCCACGCACACGCCGGCCGAATTCAGGCGGGACCGGAAGCGTCGCGCCTCCAGTCGCTCGATGCGGGGTCGACGCTGATGCCCCACCGCTCCGGGTATCAGCGCACGCCCGCTCCACCACCTGGCCCGGCCAAGCCGACGCCGGTCCGTGGGAAGACCCCCGCGGGGCGCCGCCGGCCGACCCCGCCCAAGCCGATCCAGCGTCCAGCCCCGGTCAGCCGTCCGGTCGGAGGGCGCCGCTGATGGCCGCCTCGACCTTCCCCCAGCGCAAATCCCAAGGCAGCGGCGGGATGACCAGCAACCAGGGCTCGATCCTGGACGGGCCACCGCCCTCACCGGCGATGGCGCAGGCGGACCCGACGCTGACCCCTGGGCAGCCGCAGCAGTTTCCCTCCTTTGGAGAGATGGCCCAGCCGCTCACCGCGGGGACCCCCGGCCGGGCGACGACCCCTGAAGTGGCGATGGGGGTCATGCAGTCGGCGGAGGCGATCAGCGGGATGTTTGACTCGATGGCCAGTATCGTTCCGGATCTGGCGAATGATTTTGCGCTGCTCAAGGATCTGTTGCAGCGCACGATGGGGAAGCTCCTGGTCAACGGCGGCCAGCCGGCGTCCTCGAATGCCCCAGGGTTGAACTTCCCTGGAGGCGGCTTTTTAAGTGGCCGGTAAGGATGACCCTCGGCGAGAGGGTGGGAATCCCCCCACCTGGAGGCGCTGGGGAAGGCGGACAACATGGCACTCGGCAAAGGCGCAGCAGCCGGATCGACGTTCCTCACTGGAGTTCTCGCGAAGCTGTCCGAGGCAGATCGCGTGAAAGGCGAGGAGGCCCTCAATACCTTGAAGGCCCTGGGCGGCGGGACGGTCGTGGCGGCCATCGGCGACGGGACGCTCGCCCAAGACGAGCTCTCCCGGCAGCTTGATGGGCTCAAGACACAGCGAGAGGAGCTCGACACTCTGAAAGGCGACCTCGATCAACGGGATACGCAGCTCACCACCTACCACGGACAACTGACCGGGTGGTTTGACACGAACAAGGCGGCGCTGGAGGAGGCGAAGACGTTGAAGGCCAGGGGGATTGTCCCCACCGACCCCACGAAGATTCCCCCGGCGGGCGGGCTCACAGCCGAGCAGCTCGACGAGCGGATCCGACTGGAGCAGGCTGGCTTTCTCGGCTTCACCCGTGATCAGAACATCGTCACGCGCGAGCACTTCGGGAAGTTTGGGGAGGTGCTCGAGATCGATCCGCTGCTGCGGCATCCAGAGATCGGGAAGGTGGGGCTGATCGGGGTGTACCAGCTTGTGCATAAAGACCGCCTGGAGAAGCACACCGCTGATGCGACGGCCGCTGCGGAGAAGAAAATCCGCGACGACGAGCGCACGAAGGTGCTGGCTGAACAGGCCGCGATGCCCTATCCCCTCCCGACTGGGGTGGGGTCGGGATCCCCCCTCGACGCGCTGAGTACCGCTGGCAAGCCCGACTCCCTCGCGGATCAGGCGACCCAGCACTACAACCGGCTCCTACTGGAGCGTGCGGGGGGATCTCGACCCGCCTAGGCGGGGGGTGGGAGGGGCAGGAGAACAGACGAATGCGAACCATGTTACAGGCGGTCACGGCTGTGCTGCTCCTGATGGGCCTGATCTGGCTCCATCCGGAGCTCGCCTACGCCCTGCCCTTTGCGCTCCCCGTCGTCGGGGTGATCCTGCTCGACGACGTCAATACCGTCACGACCAAGACGATCATGCCGGGCGTCGTGGATAACTTCTTCCGCGCCGGCCCGACCATCGCCTACCTGAAGTCGCGGTTCTCCCGGAAGTGGATCGGCCCCCAGATCCAGGAGAACTACATGTACGCCCCCATGCGCGGCGGGGCCTACAAGAAGGGCGCGACCTTCAACATCACCAAGCGGCAGACCCGCACCGGGATGCTCTTCACCCCCCGGTACTACGAGGTGAACGTCACCGAGTTCCTCGAAGACGTGGAAGTGGAACAGGCCGGCCCCAATGCCATGTTCTCGATTGTCAAGACCGACATGGCTGAGGCGGCGCTGACCCTCTCCGCGATCCTCGAGATCGCGATCTACCATCACGGCCAGGCGCTGGTCGGGGATGACCGCTCCGATGAGATCAATGGCCTCGAAGAGGCGCTCACCAACGGCCTGCTCACGACCTGGACCGGGGCCACCTTCCTCTCCTACGGAGGCCAGACCCGGGCCGATGTCAACGGGGCCCTCAACTCCCCCACCGGGCTCGTCCTGCCGACGATGCCCTCGATGACCTTCCGGGGGCTGCAGCACTCGTACCTCTCGACCTGCATTGGGATGGAGCACCCGGAGATCGGGGTCACCACGAACCGCGGGCTCGGGTACATCTCGGAGACCTTCCTCCCACACCAGATCGTGGATGTGATCGACCCGGAGATCAAGTGGCCGGGCCTCAAGTTCAACCAGTCCCGCATTGTCGTCAGCCAGTACGCCCCCGGGGCGGACGGGGTCAACGACGCGGACCTGGGGAACTACCTCGCCTCGGCGGGGGAGACCTTCTGGTGGCTGAA